CACGCACCTACGCACCACAAGCACCAACATCTTTCATTAAAGATGCTTACTCAGCACAATTCAATAATGACTTTGCTGCACAAGCCCGTCTTGCACGACATATGCAAGAAGAACAGATTGAACGCCGTGATGTCACTTCAGCAGCATTTGCTGGTTTGGTTGTGCCACAGTTTTTGACTGATCTTGCAGCACCGTTCGCTCGTGCAGGTCGTGTAACAGCAGACCTCGCTCGCAAGCACGAATTGCCAGCACAGGGTTTGACACTTTCAATCAGCAAAGTGACAACAGGTTCAGCAGCAGCACTTCAGACTGAAGGCGCAGCCGTTCAGGAAACAAACATGGATGACACGAAACTTGATTTGACTGTCAAAACTTTTGCAGGTATGCAAAATGTTTCTCGTCAAGCGTTAGAGCGTGGAACAAACATCGATTCGCTAGTAATGGCTGATCTTGTTTCCTCGTATCACACAGTTTTGAACACGGCTGTAGTAGCAGAACTTCTTGCATCAGCAGGACAAACTGTTACCTACACCGATGCTTCACCAACAGTTCCAGAGTTGTATCCGAAACTTGTTGATGCAATTCAAAAAGTTCAGACAAACTTCTTTGCTGGACCGAATGTGATCATCATGCACCCACGCCGTTTGGCATTTATCTTGGGTGCATTGGACGATCAGAAGCGTCCACTAGCAGTTCCAGTACCTAACTTCAACGGTCAGCCTGCAATGGCTTCAGGCAATGGCGCACCTGTTTACGGCAATAGTGGTTACAGCATTCTTGGATTGCCTGTCTTTACTGATGCAACCGTAAGCGTTGTTGAAGGTGCTGGCACTAACCAAGACACCATTTATATTGGTAACTCGCAAGAGTTGCACCTATGGGAACAGGGTTCGGGCGAGCCAATGATGCTCCGTTTCGAGCAGCCAAAGGGTAGCGAACTTGATGTTCAAATGATTGTTTATGGGTACAGCGCATTCACGGCAAATAGATATGCAAACGCATGGGCGCAAATCAACGGCACAGGATTAGTAACACCAACTTTCTAAGTTGATTACAATTCAAATAGTGATTGGGTTGCTGATATCCTTCGGGGTGTCAGCAACCCTTTTACATTTATGGAGTAACTATGAACAAACAAATTGAAGCACTACTTGTTGAGCGTGCAGGTTACGAAAAAAGAGGTTTGAAAGATCGTGTGAAAGCAGTCGATGCTGCTCTGCGTGAACTAGATTTCGATCACAAATATATGGTTGAAACAGAAATTGAAACAGCAGCTTTAGAACCATTCGTTGAGCGTGCTGTAGTGAAAGCAGCAAAAAAGCGTAAAGGATAATTGTGGCTATTACAAATGGTTATTGCACTCTCGCAGAAGTAAAAGCAGCGTTACGAGTTACAGATTCTGTTGATGACACGCTTATAGAGAACGCCATTGAAGGTGCGTCACGGCGTATCGATGGTTACTGTGGCAGATGGTTTTACAAGACATCCAGCACAGCGATACCTATTTATCCTTACGATCAGTTTTTGGTTCGTTTCCCTGCTGATGTACCAAACACAACTATTACGATCAAATTGGATACGGCTGCTAACGGTACTTATGCTACAACTTTGGTACAGGGAACAGATTATATTCTTGAACCTACTGACGCACCTTTGCGTAGCAGACCGTATCGTCAGGCAAGGATGGTAGGTGGACAAACTTTTTCTTTAGAAGTAACACCATCTTTCCCAACTGTTCAATGCACAACTGAATGGGGTTGGAACTCTATTCCTGATGATGTTCGTGAAGCCTGCGTTTTACTTTCTATGCGCCAGTTCGCACGCCTGAACGCTGCGTTAGGTGTTGTAGGTTTTGCTGATATGGCGATTACGGTGCGTGCTGTTGATCCTGATGTTCGTGATCTGTTGTCACCGTTCGTAATGTTTGGTATGGCGTAATGCCAGCAACCGTCACACAAGTTGCTACAGGGTTAGCAACAAATCTTTCTACGATTACAGGGCTACGCACAAGCTCGTATCAACCTGAACAACTGAACACGCCTTTAGCGTTTCCAACATTGAACACAGTTACATTTCATAAGGCGATGGGTGGTGGCGATGTCACAATGGATTGGACTATCACGGTGCTTGTAGGCAGGTACACAGACCGTACAGCGTTCGCTACATTGGATGGCTACCTTTCTTATTCTGGTGCTACAAGTGTGCGTGCAGCAATCGAGTCAGATAAGACGCTTGGTGGCGTGTGCCAAACCTTAGTGGTATCATCAGCAGCAGACATCTCCAGCGTTAATGCTGGAGATGCAGAGTTTCTACAAATACAATTCACAGTTCAAGTTCACGGTTAGGAACACGATGACAACATACAGAGTATTAAGCGAAAACTGCACTCTTGGCAAACAGGGCGATACTGTTACTGATGATCAACTTGAAGGAATCAATGTGTCTGCGCTTGTTGATGGTGGACACTTGGCTGAAGTAAGTGTTAGAGTTTCAAAAACGGAACTGAAAGAAACGGAAAAATAAATCATGGCTGTAAAAGTTTTGACCAACGCACTTGTAACAATTAACGCAGTTGATCTGTCCACGAAATCAAATAGCGTCACACTCAACTACGAGATTGACTCTATTGAAGTAACTGCATTTGGTGGTGCTTCACACAAGTTTTCGGGTGGCTTGCAAAACAACTCTGTAGAGATTGAAATGTTGCAAGACTTTGCAGCATCACTTACTGAAGCAACTGTTTTTCCTTTAGTTGGAACTCAAACAACTTTGATCTTGCGTGCAGACGCAGGCGCAGTTTCAGTAACGAATCCGACTTACACGCTCACAGATTGCTATCTCGCAGCACACACACCAATCGCAGGTGGCGTAGGAGAACTCATGATGAGTTCACTTTCGTTCACAGGTGGAACATTGGTTAAGACAACTGCATAATCTATAAATCAAAACAGTTAGAAGGAGAACGCAATGAAAATTGCTTTAACAGTTGAATATCTAGACGGCACAAAAGAGGATGTAGAAGCAGTCTTTGCTGACTTCGTTGGCTTTGAACGCACTTGGTCACGCAGCGTTGTGGCGTTTGAAAAAGAGCTGCGCCTTACTGATCTTGCATGGTTGGCTTGGTCTGCTCTTACGCATCGTGGAAAAACTAAAAGCAAGTTCGATCCTGATTGGATTCGTTCTGTAGCGAATGTTTCACCACAAGAGGAAAGTGAAATCCCTTTAGAACCTTCGGTGACGATTCAGCCCATTGGCTAATTATTCACCTTGCATACGAGTTTCATATTGCGCCAGCAGTATTGATGCAAGAGTCAGAAGAAATGCTGAACACGATGTACGCTTTTTTGCGTAACGCTCATAGACAGGCGCAAAGAAAGTAATAGTAGTATCGCAGGTTATGACAATCCGTTTTGAAGTTTATGGTGTGCAAAAGGCTGTTGCAGAGTTGCGCAAATATGATCGTTCAATGTACGACACGATTATCAAAGACCTAAAAAATGTGGCTACACCGTTGGCAATCAAGGTTGGCGCAAAGTTCCCTGATACACCGTTCCGTAGGGTGAGCAACTGGCATACCACCAATGAACGAAAAGGTGCTGTGAAGTTTCCACCATATGTAGGCAGTAAAGCCAAATCAAAAGTCAAGCCAACAATTTCAACTTCCACTAGGGGCAATCGTGTTGGGTTGCTGCGTTTGCAACAGTTGGATGGTGGCGCACAAATCTATGACAGCGCAGGAAGCAAAGCCAGCACTAAAGCAGGTATGCGTTTTGTGTCGAATCTTGATAAACCGTTTTCAACAAAAAGTGCTAAAGGCAAAACTCGTAGTCGTGTTATGTTTCCTGAAACGAAAAAGAATATGGGAATGGTTGAACAATCCATTCAACAATCCATAGAAAAATTGAACAAAATCGTGCAAGATCATATTCAGAGAGCAGCATAAATTATGGCTTTAGGTGTAAACATTGTTTCCTCCTTTGATAGTAAAGGTATTCGCAAAGCCGTAACTGATTTCAAAGCGTTAGAAGGCGCAGGCAATAAAGCAACTTTCGGTTTACGAACAATGGACAAATCCGTTTCTAACGGATTGATGAACCTCGCCAAGTTGGGTGCTGTTGCAGCAATCGCAGGTGCGGTTATTGGCAAATCACTTATTTTGTCGGCATCTAATTTGCAAGAATCAATAAGCAAAATTAATGCTGTATTCGGTGAAAGTTCAACAACCATTGTTGCATGGTCAGAAACAACAGCAAAATCTTTAGGTATTTCACAACAAAAAGCGTTAGAGGCTGCTGGAACATACGGAAACCTTTTTCAAGCATTTGGTATTGGAGCACCAGAAGCACAAAAGATGAGCGTAAGACTCGTTGAACTTGCTGCAGATATGGCTTCGTTTAACAATGTGCCTATTGATGATGCGTTACTTGCTTTGCGTAGTGGTTTATCAGGTGAAACAGAACCGTTAAAGCGTTTCGGTGTTGCACTAAATGAGGTTGCGTTAAAAAATAAAGCATTAGAAATGGGTTTGATCTCTACAACTTCTGGCACTTTGCCACAAGCAATTAAAACACAGGCTGCATATGCGCTGATACTTGAACAAACATCAATTCAACAAGGTGATGTTGCAAGAACAAGTGACGGTGTTGCTTTTAAGATGAAGTCGTTTGGTGCACAAGTTGAGGATATTAAAAGCAAAATCGGAACGGCTTTAATTCCAACTTTTTCAAGTTTTATGTCTTTCTTAAATGACAAAGTCATTCCAATATTTGTAAAGTTCACCGATGTTCTTGGCGAACAAGGTGCTGGTGCAGCGTTTAAGTATCTGGGTGATGAAGCACTCAAGGCTATCGGCAACATGGGTACTTTCGGAAATATCATTCTTGCATTGACAGCAGCATTTGTGGCTATGCGTTTAGTTGCTATTGCTGCGACTATTTCACAAAACTTGTTCAATGTTGCTTTGATGAACAACCCGATTGGCAGAGTCGTAGCAGTCTTAATTATTTTGGCTGTCGCTGTTGTGGCTGCATATGTAAAGTTTGAAGGTTTCAGAAAAGTTGTGAACTTTGTTGTTAACGCAATTATTGGTTACATCGAGTTCATGGTAAATACTTGGGTTAAAGGTATCAATCTTTTTACTGGCGCAATCAATTCAGTAAGTGGATTTCTTGGCAAACTTGGTATTGATATTCCTAAGATCGGAAAACTTGGTGAAGTTTCTTTTGGGCGTTTAGGTAATAGCGCATCAACAGCCACAAGCAAAATTAATACAACTGGTAAATCTGTTCAACAGTTAATACGAGATGCAGACAAATTGGCTGGCAAAGACACGACTATTCCTGATCCAATTCCTTCTGGTGCTGGTACGACCGTAAAAACTTTGGCAGAACAAATTAAGTCATACCGTGACGCAGTATTAAAAGCAGTTGATGCAAACAAATCTTTGGCTGATGCAAC